AGCGATCTCAGCTCAACACCCATCGCAACAAGCGCCGCCTTGAATGCAGGGATGGCAACCGCAGCCAACGTCCCTAAGATGACACCGACTAGACCAAAGCCAGAAAGTAATTGTGGAAGCTGTTGTCCCAGTGCAGTAAGTGCGCTTTGTCCAGATCCAACTTGCACCGCAAAGTCTTGAACCTGATAGCCTATATTTCTTGCTTGATCGGCAAACTGTTTCTGAGAATTACCCGCGCTTTTCAGCGAGTCATCGTAGCCTTTAGTCTGCTGCTCGATATTCTTAAATGATTGGCCGAGCTCTTGAGCTTTACGTTTGGCTTCGTCGGCATTTTTCTTAAACTCTGCGCTTTCAAGTCCTAGACCAACTTGCAGCGCTGCAATCATCTTACCGGCCACGATTTCCCCCTAGTATTTCCAGATACTCTGCCTTGAATCCCGGCAAAGTGGTGAACGTTAAAAAGTCACGCTCTTGTCTTGTCATGTTTTCTGGAGGGATAAAGTATTCCTCCAAATGCGGGAAGAACTCGGTCGGCTTAGATGTTTTCGCTCCTTTTGACCACGAAGCAGCAAAGTTATAAACCAACGACATCAGATGCGACATAAAGATCAGGTTTTGCCTTCCACCGATCAATCCGTCGCGCCACATCAATTCTAATGCTTGAACGGTCGCTACATCAAGACTATCAAATACTTCCGGGCTTTGACCGTTAAAGATTGCCGCAGCCCTTATCTGGTGATATAGCGACCCTGTCAGTTTTTTTTCGTTGTCTCGTAATCAGGATTGACAACAGACTCAATGGATTTCACAAGCTCCGTTATCTCAACCTCGGATAGCGTGTCTGCGATGTCCTCGTAAGAAAGGGCAAACAAATCGTCGCCTTCCTTGAATCCGACTAGAGAAATCATCGCAATTTCACGCATCTTTTTGATGGCCGTGAATCTTGCTGTTGACTTCATGCTCACGCCCTGCACCTTAACGTCATTTTCCAATACTTCTATGCCATCATCAGTGGGGCTGCAAAACTGCCACAGCGAATCTATAAGCGTTTTATATTCGCCGTCGATAAGTTCTTGAGGAGGCTTCTTGAGCTTGTCCATCAAGTTTTTCATCTCGTTTCTGGTCGGCAAATAGACCTCAAGATTTTGATCGCCAAACTTGATCTGTCGATATTTTTGCCGCTGAAAACCACCCAATCTTTCTTGTAATTTCATTTTGTCTTTGACCTTTGTTTTGATGCCCACGCGTCTAAATTTTTACCGAGACGCTCCGCAAGCGACGCTAGAACTTGTGGAACGGCAGATTGAAAGTTATTCCTGATAAAAGGCTTGCCCGGTGTTTTTGCAGTGCCGTATTCCATAGCCTCTGCTGCGGGTCTATATTCGCCTTTCTCATCCTTGTAATTAACACCAACATCGACATAACCGAACGCAACGGTATTGGGCGAAAGATACTTGCGCTTTTTATCTTTGCCAGTGGCAACCTTTGCGCCCTTTCTGATCTTGATCTTCAGTTTCCCGGTATCTACGGGTGCGCCAGCCTTAATTTTTGTTTTGGCTGCCTCCATAGCTTCTCTGAGAGCCGGTATAAGAGCTCGTTTGGCTTTTGTTGTGCCAAATTCCTCTTGTAGATCTAAAAGAACTCTCTCAAATTCTTTTAGACCTTTAACCTCTATCGTTGGCATTGGTGACGATGCGCTTGAAGATCTGATCGTTTAGTTTCAGGACGTAATCAACTATTTCATCCGGTGACATGCAGTCCGCGTGATTAGCTGCAATCTGATGGCACAGCGAAATGTTGATGAGCCGTTGTTGTGGATACCCAAACCAGTTCTTAGCACCGGTTTGAGCCTGAGTAATTAGATAGCTCAGTAAATCGTCACTCGCTCGCTGCATATTGCCTCATCACGTTGAGACAAACAGCTTCATCGGCTTCGGCTTCCTGTAAGGCGGCATCCACCTCTTGAAGGGTAAAGGGATGGCCTTTAGCGTACTGGTGGAGATCGCCGTGGTATCCCTTCATGCCCTCAAGAAAATCAGACATTGTTTGACCAGCCATATTGATTACCCCTCGGATGAATGGTGAATGTCACCTTAGCTTCAGCACCGGGAGCAGGATCAACCGTCCACTGGCTTACACGTCCGTTGAAAGCGTAGTAAACGATGTTTGTGCCATCCGTTGCTGCGATAACAAACGTGCGATCAATCGTGCCGTTGTACGCATCGCCGCGAAGCAAAAGAAGGTTAGTGTCGGCAGGATTCCACGCCGCTACCACCGTCATGCTTGTAGGTGCAGACTGAACGGGGATCTTGTCAGATTGACGCGAACCAGCGACCGAGAAGTTAGCCACCGCATCATCTTGCCCAAAAGCAGGTATCGCTTCGACAGGAACAAGATTAGCTGAGACAGCAATAGCCGAAACGCTTGCAACCACAGAAAGGTTTGCAGTCGTTAACGGGGTTGGGGTTGCAGTCGGTTGGCAATAGAGCGAGGCGCTAAAGCCGGGTAAAACTTTATTAGGAAGAGCCATTTTTCACCTCACGCAGGAATGTCTAAAGTGCAATCAAGAACGATTTGATTTAATTTACTGTCATTGTCGTAGGTGTGAAAGAGCCAATCAACATCGACCTTTGACACAAAAAAGAGACCACCAAAAGTACCTTGATAACCGTGTAAGGCATCGACAATCTGCTGAGCCTTACTGAAACAATTCGCCATCAACTGAGCAAACACTGTAGCCTGAAACACCGGTCGATCTATACCCTTCACCGACTGCGGCCCCGTATACACCGGCTGATGAACGTCTCTGAGTTGCCACGTTACAAAAGTCGGTTCGCTTGCAAAGTTACGGTTAAACACTGCATAAACTGGAGTCGGCGTACAAACTGTGACTAGTTGCGCTTGTATCGCCTGAGCATAAACAACCGCGCTATTTTGCCCCATATCAGACCGCCACGCTAGGTTCGTTTCTGTAACAAGTCAGCGAGACCCATTGTCTGTCGTCGTGCTCGTAAACCTCTGCGATTCGCCAACTGTTACCTCTAAACGTAATCGAGTAATCCTCTTGATTATCCGAGATCGTCCGCATATTCGGCGTGTAGTTCACAATGAAGTCCATCATGTTGTCGTATTGCCTGAACTTCTCTAGCGTGCGAATCCGATTGTGAACCGACTTAGTTTTTGCTCGCGTCTTAAACCACAGCGTCTCGACTGTCGTTTGCTCACCTAAATTCGTGATGGTGAACGACAGATTATTAATGCTTATCTCGTCGACGCGTAAGACCATTCTTAGCTCACATTACGAGTGGCTTGTACACGCGCAAAAGCTGATCCACTGCAAAAGGAATCTGTTTTAGATTCTCAGCGGATGTGGCCGAGCGGTTGTTGTACAAGTGAGTGAGAAGCATGAGCCCCGCTTGTTTGACAACGGGATACTGACCGATTACCGAGCCTTGTAAGGTGTACTGACAAAGCATTGGCGCAGTCACATAAGTGTTGATATTGTTGGGAACCTCGAAGAGAACAACTTTATTCCCTGTTGGATCGTAGTAATAGTTTGAGCTTGTGATCGTCGTTAAGACCGGAGGATTTAGGTCGTTGTAATACTTGATCCAATTTATTGTCACGCCGTTCTGCGAGACTTCGGGTAGATCAAGGCTTACAGGTGCAGCCATAAGCCCTGAGATCATGTAAGAGGCCTGATACGTCACATTGAAGATTGGGACACCTAAGTAGTCCTCAATCGCCATTCTTGTAGCGAGCTCCAACTGAGCAAGATAATCGTCCTGCGACTCATCCTGAAACAAATTCAACTGGTTGGTTATTTCCTCAAACGTCAGCCATTGAGTCACCGGATCACGGGTGCTCTGAATGACCTTCGAGTAGTTGAACGGGTTTCTTGAACCCGCTCCGAAGTTACCTTGCAGCTGGCTAGGCATGATTAAGTTCCAATGAGCCGAACGCCAGCAGTTACATCACGAACGGTCGAGACCATCCGCTTCTCAGCATAGATCGTAATCGTTCCGGGCTGGGTCTGCTCCATTCTCTGAAGCGTCATCTCTGAATGATCGACGATCCACATAAACCGCGGCCAGTTTGCAAGGTAAATCGGAGAAGCACCGATTGCAGGAGCATCCAAATAAGGATTAGCAATGACCGGCCAGCCCATAATGTTTACACCGGGGCCTTCGTCCTTCTCGCCAACTTCTACAAGCGCGTAAGAATTACCAGAGTGGGCATACTCTCGGAGAATCTGAATGGCTGTCGGGTGCATCATCCACGCAGTTCCGGGCATTCTCCAAAACTGACCGGGAAGAGCATTAGCAACATCTACAAGCGTTTCCCACTCAAGGTTCGTATGCGTAAAGCCAACCGTGTTAAGCGTGTGTATGCCCGCTGTAATAGCCGTTCCTGACGTTCCGTAAGCAGCAGATGACCCAGCAGTACCAGCGTACATCTTCAAGCCTCTAAGGCCGTTTGTAGCGCCTGTGGAGGTTGTTGTAGAGCCTGCCTGATCGTTATTGATTGCCATTGACGCGGCTTCGATCTGGCTAAACTCCATTGCGAGATCTTCGACAAGCGCAGCGTCTAATCCGTTGATGTCATCCATCGCCGCTGCCCTGATTGGCATCTGAGCGGAAATAACACGCATCGGAAGCTGCCAAATGGATGTGGCAATGTTGGGTGAGCCTGAGTTCGCGTTGACTGTATATCCCCACGGGTTGGTAGAGTTAGCAGCGTTACCCGTCTTAACGACAAACTGAATATCCGAGTCTGCCGTCATTGTTTGATTTGCATAAACCCGAAAAGGGTTCCAGTAACGAAGCGATGCAAATACATCCTCGTTATAAACGCGACCACCAACCCCGCTGCCTGAGCCGGTTAGGGCTGAGGCTTCCGCGAGGTTGACAGTGCTTTTGCCCTCGTGGAGAGCCTTTTTCAAGCCTTCCAAAATAACCTGTTTCATAATCTCTCCAAAAGGGAGAGGGCTTTCGCCCTCTTTTATCAAGCAGCCGTACCAGTCGAGCGATAACGCACACCAGCGTTAGGATCGCGCACCGAAGTGGCTGCACGAGTCTCGCCGTAGAACGTGATCGAACCGGGTAAGGTTTGGTCGTAGCGACGGAGAACCATCGAGAGACGCATGACGATGGTGTGGAACTGCTGCCAATCCGCGAAATACATCGGATAGTAGGAGGTCGTTCCTGCTGCGCCGGTGGTGGGCTGGCTAGGGTTATCAAGGTACTTGTTGACTGCAACCTTGAAGCCGAGCAACTCACCAACGATGCCGTCAGTGCGTGATAAACCGTCGATGTAGATCGGGCGCTTCTGATCGTCCACGAGGCCACGGATGCCCTGAAGCAGGATCGGGTTAATCATGAACGCCGCACTGGCCGTCCAATACTGCTGTGGCAAGCTGTAGATGAAGTTAACAACATCCTTGTAAACGATATTGTTAGCCGCGACCGTGTTGGCGTTGGTCGTAAGCTGATCGTAGGTAGCAAGGTTATGCAAACCGTTGGTGGTTGCAGTTCCCGAAGTACCGAAAGCAGCCGTCGAGCAAGAACCGCCCGTGTAGGTTGCATTAGCACCAGCGTACTGATCCAAACCGCGCAGACCATCAGCGCCCCCCGTCGTTACAGAGGTTCCGGTTCCCGACTGATCGTTATTCTGGATCATCGAGGTTGCCATTGCCTGCTGGAACTCCATCAGCATATCGTCAACAACGTTAGCCTCTAAGCCGTCGATGTCATCAAGTGCTGCCGTCCTGATTGGGAACTGAGCATTCAAGTCCTTAAGGATCACCTGCCAAATGCTCGTGGCTTCAGTTGTAGGTGCGCCGTTGTTTTGAACGGTGTAGCCCCACTGAGCGCCCGCGTTGCCGGTT